TCACGGTGTGACAAATACCGCGTTTTTGCGCGCCGGCGGCAGCGTGGCGGAGTACGGCGCCGGTAGGTGGGCAGCTTCGACCCCCTTCACCAGCCCGGCATGCAGGCTTTCGACGCGCCGCAGCTCGCGGGCGTAATGCTTCCGGTCGCCGCCGGACAACGGCATCTGGATCACGCAGGGTGACATAGGCAACATGTTAACGCAGGTGCCACGGTGTCTTTGTGACCCACCAGAACATCCGTTCCTAAAAGTGGGTCAAGCAGAGCTATTTTATTTAATGATTTCAAAGGGAGAAAAAGCCAGTGGCGCTCCCTAGCGGAATGCTCTCTCCACCGTGAAAGGGTGTTAACTCCGTCTAGGGGCGTCTACCGTGGACATCGTTATCCTATATTTCCCAGTGCTTTCTTCTACTTAGACACTCATAGACATTTGTCCGGAAACCCACGCTTATTGGACACCTGTTGGACACGTGCTATTCTCCACCGTGATGGCACGTACAATTCGCGACAGCATATTAGACACGAGGACGGCTCGCAGCCGCCTGAAACCCCAGGGAAAGCCGTATTGGCGGGCCTTGGAGCCTGGGCTGCATATTGGATACCGACGTCCAATATCCGGCGCGGGGAAGTGGGTGCTGCGGCTCTACGCTGGCGAACAGACCTACCAAACCGAGACGCTGGCCACCGCTGACGATTTCAGCGACGCCGATGGCGTGGCCATCCTCGATTGGAAACAGGCACAGACGCTCGCCCGCCGACGCATGGTCGACTATGCGCACAGCGAGGCGGGTCTCGCCAAGCCGCTCACTGTGGCGGACGCCATGGCGGACTATTTGGTCTATCTCGAAAGCAAGACCAAATCGGGCAGGGAAGGGCGCTATGCCGCCGAAGCGTTTATCCTGCCGGCATTCGGAAAGGTCGAGGTCGCAAAGCTGACCAAGGAACAGATCGACCGTTGGCACGCCGAGATGGCGAAAGCTCCGGCGCGTATCCGAACCAAGAATGGCCGTCGGCAACGCTTCAAGACCACGACGGACCCCGAAAACGATCGTCGCCGCAAATCGACCGCGAACAGGATTTTGACCACGTTCAAGGCCGCGCTGAATATGGCGTGGCGCGATGGAAAGGTGCCGACGGACGCGGCATGGCGGCGTGTGACGCCGTTCGAATCGGTCGACCAAGCTCGCATTCGCTACCTGAGCATGGATGAAGCCAAGCGGCTGCTGGAAGCCTGTTCGCCGTCGTTCAAGCGCCTTGTGCGCGTGGCGCTGGAAACCGGCGCCCGCTATGGCGAGTTGATCGCCTTGCGGGTCGAGGATTTCAACGCGGATGCCGGGACGCTGCACATTCGCGACAGCAAGAGCGGCAAGCCGCGCCATGTCGTGCTAACGCCCGAGGCTGTGACGTTTGTCGTTAAGGTCGCTAAGGGGCGTTCGCCATCATCCATGTTGCTGGTCAAGGAAAATGGCGAGCCTTGGCAGCGTGACCACCAAGCGGACCCGCTTAAGAACGCCTGCGCGACGGCGAAGATCGATCCGCCGATAAACTTCCATGCGTTGCGCCACACATGGGCAAGTCACGCCGTCATGCGCGGCGTGGCGCTGCAGATCGTTGCTCGGCAACTCGGCCACACGACGACGCGCGTCACCGAACAGCACTATGCGCACCTGGCCCCCAGCTTCGTGGCCGATGCTATTCGCGCGAACGCTCCGCGTTTTTCGTAGCCGGAGCGGCCCCCGCGACTACTCCTCGCCGGGACCATATTAGCGAACGATTCAGGCGAGTGGCGCGCCATCATCCACGTGTGTGTTCGCAAGTAGACGCACGGGGGCTTTGCACCATGTTTCGTAAACGATTTAGAAACTCGTACTACTACTTGGGAATCCCTGAGGACACGTGGATACTGATTGATACCCGCTTTCACATAGGAGGTTCAAAAATGGTTTCGTTGACGATCAATGAGTTTTGCACGGCGCAGAAAATCAGCCGCGCCTATTTCTATCTTCTGGTACGCGACGGCAGAGCGCCGCGGTCTTTCAAGCTCGGGAAGACGACCCGCATTTCGGAAGATGCGGTTCGCGAATGGATTGCGGCTCGCGAAGCCGAGACGGCGGTGGCGGCATGAGCGTCGATTATCCCATTGACGTCCGCACGAAGGACATCGCCGTCGCCAGTGAGATCGTGGCCGAACTCGAACACAACGCTGGACGGATCGCCGCTCAACTTGAACGGCAGCGGCGCGACATCGCCGATCTGAAAGACACTCTGGCAGAGTGGCGCGAGCGGCGTGTCTGAAAAAGAAAAAGCCCCGGTGCTCGCCGGGGCTAAGTCGTCTCTCTCTCAAGTTCAGGATCAATATACAGAATGTCGTTAGAAATCTCAAGTGATTTTGACTATTATGCGTCAATCGGCGCGGCTCTTGCTCCTATTCCCCATGGCGCGAAAAATCCTCTCGGCATCGTGGGAAGTGTTTATCTCGACTGCTCCAAAGACCCAGCACAATGGCGCGGCTGGCGCGCGACGCATCCAAACTGCAATTTTGTTCTTGTGGCCGGGCCGTCGCGGCTCATCATACTCGACATCGACGTGAAAGAGCTTGGCGTCGACCGTGCCATCCATCTTTACCGCTGGTGGTTCGAGTCGCGCAGACTTCCGATCCTAATGCCGCAGGTCAGAACGCCGTCTGGTGGATTCCACACATACGTTCGGGTGCCGGATGGCGTTGATCTGGAAGACCTGACCGCCGCTCAACTTGTGCCCGCGTGCGAAGGCGCGAAGAAGGCGATCGTGGAGACCAAGATCGGCAACGGTATCACAAACGCAGTCGGCTCTTATTACGACGGCCGCGACGGCGGCCCGGCGGGCTATTACAAGCGCATCACACCTTACGAGCCGCACGAGTGCCTGCCGCAACTTCTAGAGTATTACAAGCGCAAGGTTGTGGCGACCGCGGCAACGCCGGAATCCACGCGCGCCGCGGAGGAACTATTACCGACGTTGCCGGCGCATATTCGTCGCAAACTCGATTGCGAGGACGCCACCGGCGACCGCAGCGCGGACATAGCTCGTTGCACGACGGCCTTAATCGGCCACGGATGCAGCGATGCGGAAATCTTCGATCTAATCTGGAGTCATCCGCTCGGCGAAAAGGCGCGGGAAAAGAAGGATGACGGGCACTGGCTGCGCAAGGACATCACCAGTATGCGCAGCAAGGGATTTGGCGAGCGCAAGCCGGTAGACTGGAGCGGCGTAGCTATGACCGGCGCGAAGACTGGCGATATCGTCAGCCGTCCCGATTGGCATCACCAGTGCATTGCAGACGGCAACGGCAAGATCATTCCCAACGTCGCGAACGCCATCGTCGCGGTGACAGCAGCATCCGGATCGCACATCGGATTTAACGAAATGGAGTGCGCTCCGTTCTGGCTCGCTCCGTACAACCGGGCAATCCGAGACGAGGAGGTCACCGAAATCCAGAAGTGGATTCAGCACAACGGAATTCCGCGCATCGGGAAGGATATTGTCCACGATGCTGTGCGTTCGGTAGCGGTCAAGAATAGCTTTCACCCTGTGCGCGATTACCTGAACGCGCTGCGATGGGACGGCGTGCCGCGCGCTGGTAACTGGTTGTCGACATATCTCGGCGCGACGCGAACACCTTACACGAACGGCATCGGGCAAATGTTCCTTATCGCCATGGTGGCGCGTGCGTTCCAGCCGGGATGCAAGGCGGACTACATGCTGATTTTGGAGGGCAAGCAGGGGCTTATGAAGTCGAGCGCCTGCCGTGCCCTCGCGGGACAATGGTTTTCCGATCAACTGCCCGACATCGGAACAAAGGACGCGGCGCAGCACTTGCGCGGCAAATGGCTGATCGAGGCCGCGGAGATGCACGCGTTGTCGCGCGCGGAAACGACGGCGCTCAAGGCATTTGTGACGCGGCAGGAGGAACGCTATCGCCCGCCGTACGGCCGCCTTGAGGTCGTCGAGCCGCGCCAGTGCGTTTTTATCGGGACAACGAACAAAGCCGTCTATCTGAAAGACGAAACGGGTGGACGGCGGTTCTGGCCGGTGAAGTGCGGGACCATTGCCATAGATCGCTTGGCGGCTGATCGCGACCAACTATTCGCTGAGGCTGTGCATCTTTACCGGAGCGGCGCCGCGTGGTGGCCGGATCGTGAGTTTGAGGCGGAGCATATTGCGCCCGAACAAGAGAGGCGATTCGAGCATGACGATTGGTCCCAGCCGATTTCAGAGTACCTGAAAGACAAGCAGTCGGTAACGCTGATCGATGTGGCGGCCGGGGCGCTCCATGTACGGCGCGAGGATTTCTCGCGAAGCGACCAACTGCGGATTACGGCTATCCTTGAAAAAGTGGGTTGGGAACGTGGCATCCCTGAGCACGGCAGGCGGCCTTGGGTGCGGACACAAAGGGAAAGCGTGGCGGCGTAACGCTGTAACGCTGGTAACGCTGAGTCCAATAGAGGAGAGTTTTGCTAGTTTGCCTCTTATAGGAAACAGCGTTTCAGCGTTTCAGCGTTACGTCTCCCTTTTGTGTCTGATGCGCAGTTTCAGACAATATGTGGCTAGTCAAGCAGTATGTTGACAAACAGATCACAATATATTACAATGATCGAACATGTCCATATTGCTCGATGGCAGTCTTGCTGCCCGCCTCACCGACGCCTTAGTGGCCGCTGATCTGCCCTATGCGCTGACGGTTCAGCACGGCGTCGATAACGGCGACCCATTCAACCCCGAGACCACATGGGTTGACCACTCGTGCACCGGCTGGGTCGACGACTATTCGCTGCAAGACAAAGCGGGCACGCTGATCCAGGTCAATGATCGCAAAGTCTTTATCCTTTGCAATAGCTTAGACCTTGTTCCGACCACGGCGGATAAGCTCGTGGTCAGTGGCAGCACGTATCAAATCATCAACGTCGCGCTCGATCCCGCATCTACATGTTGGGTTGTGCAGGCTCGCAAGTGACACAAGGCACAACATATAGCGGTTCCAATACCCCGAAATGGGAGGAACCGTTCGCCGCAGTAGGCGGGCTGTTCCATTCTCATTCCCTCGAAAAAATCGGGGGAAAATGACCGCTGAAGTTGTCATTAAGTTCTTGGAATCGTTGAAAATTCCAGAAGGACCGCTGGCTGGAAAACCCCTCAAATTAGGCGAGTTCCAGAAACGGTTCGTCCGCGGCGCGCTGGATCCTGCAAACATGGTCGCCTGCCTGTCGATCGGCAGAGGGAATGCAAAAACAGCTCTGTCCGCCGGCATTTCGCTGGCCGCGCTGATGGGCATCGTCGACAAACAGCCAAAGCGGGAAATCCTTTTTGCGGCTCGGAATCGCGACCAATCGAAACTCGCCTTCACCTTCCTGGTCGGGTTCATCGAAAGCCTGCCGAAGCGCGAGCGCGAGAAATTCACGATCCGCCGCGGTCAACGCCTTGAGGTAGAATACAGCGGCAACGGTGGCGGGCTGGCCCGCTGTATCGCGGCCGATGGCAAGTCCATTTTAGGCGGCGCTCCGGTGCTTGCCGTGCTCGATGAGCGCGCCGCGTGGGAGAAGGAAAAGGGCGATTCACTAGAAAATTCAATACTTTCCGGGCTCGGGAAGCGAGCCGGCAAAGCGATTTTAATAAGTACGAGCGCTCCCGACGATTCGAACACGTTCAGCCGGTGGATGGATGACCCACCGCCCGGCACCTATGTGCAGGAACACCGGCCACCGCCCGGATTGCCGGTCGACGATCTGGAAAGCCTCCTGATCGCAAACCCTGGCGCTTCCGAAGGCATCGGCGCTTCTGCCGACTGGTTAGTCTCGCAGGCTCGTAGAGCCTTGGCCCGCGGTGGTTCGGCGCTGTCGTCATTCCGCAACCTCAATAGAAATGAACGTGTCGCATCGGATGATCGTTCGGTTCTGCTGACGACGGATGAGTGGTTGTCGGCGGAAGTTTCGCTGGACGATCTGCCGCCGCGTCAGGGTGCCTGCATTCTCGGCGTTGATTTGGGCGGTTCGCGCTCCATGTCCGCCGCTGCATTCTATTTCCCCGAGACCGGCCGCCTTGAAGCCTATGGCACTTTTGCGAGCGTGCCGAATTTGGCTGACCGCGGAGCCGCTGACGGCGTAGGGACTCGCTACGTCGAGATGCACTCGCGCGGCGAATTGCGAGTACTAGGCGAAAACACTGTGCCGCCCGGCCCATGGTTGGCGGACGTTGCGCGTCTGGCCGATGGTTACCCGATTGCCTGCATTGTCGGCGACCGGTTCCGCTTCGCTGAATTTCAGGAAGCGATGGTCGCGGCGAATCTTCGCGTGCAGTTCGTGGCGCGCGGCATGGGTTGGCGTGATGGCTCGGAAGATTGCGAGCGTTTCCGGCGATCGTTGTTCGACGGGAAGGTCAAAACGACTCCGTCGCTGTTGCTACGCAGCGCCTTCGCCGACGCGATCACGCTTATCGACCCCTCGGGCAATCACAAGCTGACAAAAAGTCGCTCGCTCGGCCGGATCGACGCCTGCGTGGCGTCGGTGTTGGCTGTTGCGCAAGGCGACCGCATGACAGCGCGTCCTCAACGTAAAGCGCGAGTGCCCGTATGGCTTTGAAGCAATACGATCGCCACGGTGCCAGTGTTTATCGCGACCCGCGATGGAAAGCGGTTCGCTATCTCGCAAAGAAGCGCGACGGGTGGCGCTGCGTGAAATGCGGATTCCGCGGGCGGCTTGAGTGCGATCACGTCCGGGCGATACGCGATGCGCCAGAATTAGCGTTCGAATTATCGAACCTCCAGACGCTTTGTCGCTTCTGCCATTCCAAAAAAACTCAGATCGAAGTCGGCTTCTTCACTGAAGTCGACCCGAAACGCGCCGCGTGGCGCGATCTTGTCCGCGCCTTGGCGCAACCCAACAATGAGGTACTAAATGTTAACCAGCGTTCGAATCCAGAAGCGTCAGTCGGAAATTCGCCAACAGCTTGCGGTGCTCGCCGGGAAAGACAATCCCGACGAGACCGAGATTCGTAGTCTCGGCGACCTGGATAAGGAATTCCAGACTAACGAACAGCGTTTCCGCGCTGCCCTTGTGGCGGAGTCGGAAGAGCGTGCGGCGGCCGGTGCCGAGATGGAGACCAGCGGTACCAAGGAATGGGACAAGCTGGTCGGCGGCTTCGAAATGCGTCAGGTCGCGGCGTTCTACACCGAGAACCGCAACCTCGAAGGCGCCACCAAGGAAGTCGCCGACGAACTGCGCAGCAAGGGTTCGTACCAGGGCATTCCGGTGCCGCTGAGCGCACTGGAAACGCGCTCGGGTGAAACGGTTTCGTCTGGCATCTACTCGCCTAAGTCGACCGCTGCACTGATCGACCGTCTGTTCCCGCAGTCTGTGGCTTCGCAGATGGGCGTGCAGATGATCAACATCGCGTCCGGTTCGCAAGAGTGGCCTCTGACTTCGAGCAGCGTCGCGTCCGGTTGGGTTGCGAACGAAACGAGCAACGTACCTGGTCCGACTGCCTACACGACCAGCGAGCGTTCGGTTGCGCCGAATAACACGCTCGGAATCACGATGACCCTGACCCGCAAATCTCTTAAGCAGGCGGGCGAGGCACTTGAGGCCGCGGTCAGAAGGGACATGAATGGGTGCATTTCGCAGGCGCTGGACAAGGCTGTTTTCTTGGGTGCCGGTAGCGGTGGCGAGCCGCTCGGTCTAATCACTGGCGCGGCGACCTACGGGATTAGCTCCGTGGCGATCAATGCGGCTGCGTCTTGGGCAAAATTCCGTGACGCCGTGGTTGCGTTTATGGTTGCGAACGCTGCGACCGGCCCCGGTGGCGTGAAAATGCTCGTTCGTCCGGAAGTCTATTCGACGATGGACTCGGTCATTTACACGGGCACGGCAACCAGCGAGTGGGACAAAACTGTTGCCAATCTCGGCAGCGTTATCACTTCGTCGAATGCTCTCGCGGCTCCGACCGGTTCGCCGCTCGCCAGCAAGGCTTTTCTGACTTGCTCCCCTGGCAATGTTGCGCCTGCGGTTCTGGCCACATTCGGCGCTCTCGACGTAATCCGCGATATCTACACTTCTGCCCCGTCTGGCGAAGTCAAACTGACAGGTTTGCTCACCGCGGATATTTCCGCGCTGCGCGCCGTTCAGTCGACCGTGTTGACCGGCATTCAGTGATGGATGAGTTCGCCACGATCAACGGCGAATTGGAATTGCGCGCCTCCCGGAGAACCGGGGGGCGTCGCATCCGCGGCAGATTCCCGTACCGTTCAAAAGCCGTTCTAAGCGATGGTGGCCGCAACGGCGGCAAACCACAGAAAGAGCAATTCGAACCGGGCGCCTTTTCCTACTCGCTCAAGTCGGATGCTGAAATTCATTTGCTAAGCGGTCATGACTTCGCGAAACCGCTTGCCAGCAAAAACACGGGGACGTTGACGTTCCACGATAGCAACGAGGCGCTGCAATTCGACGCTGACATCCATCCTGAAATTCTCGACACGAGCTATGGTAGCGATCTTATTAAGCAGATTTCTTCTGGCCTTGTTTTCGGATTGTCGCCTGGTTTCAGAATTCCGCCTCCATCTGCTGTGCCTGCGGACAAAGCGCAGAAATTCGAGAACGAAGATCCGAAGCTCGGTCGCGCGATCATTCGCACGATTTTTGAAGCGATCCTGACGGAATTGTCGATCGTGACGCGGCCGGCATATCCGGACGCGAGCGTCACCATGCACGACGCTCTCGGCAACGTCATCAATCCCGACGATATGACCGATGAGGAAAAGATCGCTGCCGGCTGGACATACAACGTCGCGGGAATCTTGATCCCGCCGCCGGACACAATCAAGCGCGCGATGCCCGCTGCGTTGAGATGGAGATAATATGTACGTGACTGCCGATCATATCGACGAAGCCGCGCCCACGACGTACCTGAACACAAGCCCCGCATTGCCGATGGGCGACGTGGCGTGGCAGCGTATCGAGGGCTGGATCAATTGGCGTTATACGCCGCGCACGGTGACTTGGTTCGTAAATGGGTGCGGCTATTTCGAACCGAACCGATTTCCGTATGCCATCACCGGCACGGAAGTCTGGTCGAACCGCGCCAAGGTGTGGGAGATCACGACGCTCGACCCCAGCCCGCGCGGTGGTTTCTACCTGCCATGCACCGGCCCGTGGAAAATCACCGCAACGGTTGGCGGTGGCAGTCCGGCGCCTGTTGTGCCTCCGTTGGTTCTCGAAGCGTGGAAGCGCCTCGCAACGTATCTTGACAGCAAGACCGGCACGCCTGGCGCGAACCGCGAACGAATTGAAGCAGGATCGATCCGGCTCGACGTGATGCGTGATCCGGCATGGATGGCGAACGCCATGCGCGATTCCGGCGCCGCTGATCTCTTACGAGGATTCCGCTGATGGGTTTCATGGATTTATTTCGTCGCGCCGCGCCTGCGGTCGAGAAGCGTTCCGTTGGCTCGGGTTTTACCGCGGAAGTCTTGCGGATGCGCGAGGCATATATCAGCGGCAGGACCGGACTAGGCGAACTGACCGGCACGGTGTCGTCGTGTGTGTCGCTCTGGCAAAACGGTTTTGCTCTGGCGGACGTCAACGGCACGGACATGTTGACGCCTTCCATGTTGGCGCTGCTCGGGCGGTCGCTTGCCTTGCGAGGCGAGTTTGTTGCCCTGATCGATGGTGACCAGCTTGTGCCGGCGTCCGATTGGGACACGCGGACCCGAAACAGTCAGCCCGTAGCTTACAGGCTTTCGATCCCGGAAAGCGGTGGCGGTCGCTCTTTGACGGCGCTGGCGGGTGAAGTCTTGCACGTTCGGATCAATGTTGACCAGGCGGCGCCTTGGCTTGGTGTGTCACCGTTGCGGACGGCTAGCTTGTCAGCCGGGATGCTTCACAGCGTTGAGACGGCGCTAGGTGAAGTTTTCCAGAATGCGCCCCTCGGCTCGCAAGTGGTGCCGATGCCGGAAAATCCCGAGAACAACAATAACGAGATCGCGTCCAGCTTTGTCGGCAAACGAGGTCGCGTGATGCTTCGTGAGTCCGTCACCGTCACCGCTGCCGGCGGGCCGACGCCGCAGACTGATTGGCGCCCTTCGGACCTCACGCCGAATTTGGAGCAGTCCATGGCGAAGGAAACGCTCGACGCCGCGCGCGATTCCATCTTCGCGGCTTATGGCGTCATTCCGGCGTGGTTTTCGAACCAGGCGCAGGGACCGGCGATTCGCGAATGCCAGAGGCATTTAGCCCAATGGTGTCTCCAACCCATTGCCGAACTGATCGAAGAAGAGGCGTCGGCGAAGCTGGGCGGCGAAATCGAAATCGATGTCATGGGACCGACGCAGGCGTTCGATAGCGGCGGCTCGGCCCGCGCCTTCGCCACGCTCATTCAAGGGTTGGCAATGGCGAAAGACGCTGGCGTGGATGCGCAGGCGGCGCTTGCCATGCTCGACTGGTCGAAGAAGGAGACCGCGTG